CTCCGTAGTAAAACGGCGAAGCATTGATCATGATTTTGATCTTTAGGTCGCAACGTAACCAAGCATAATTTGTAAGCTTGTTTTTGATAGCAGTGTTATTGAAAAATAATTGCCATGGATTAATACTTGTAGTAGTTCCAATAGCATCAGATTCCAACCAGGTGTATGAATTAATCAAAACTGGTCGGCTCAAGAAATCTTTCAAATCTGCCCCCATCGTTGCATCACCAGAGCTTCCTGGAGGTAAACTCGCAGAAAATCCAGCTGTATAACGATTGGGTTTCTCCAAAAAGGTAACAGTTTGTGCTTTTTCTTCTGTGACACTTGCATCCTCAGATGTTCCAATTGCGACATCGTCGGATTGAGGGTGGTAGATTTCACTTTGGGATTGCCATAAATGGAATCCCAAATTTGTGTAGCATGACATATCTTCTTCTACGCTACTCGAAGAAGATACCGAGCACACCGGGCTCGGAACGGACACTTCATCTGGTTGAAGTGTACAACATGAGACTCTTACGCGGGAGCCCCTTCCTAACATTGTTTGACCTATCAGTATTACGTTTCTTCAGTTGATAAGACTTAAAAACGGTTTACAGTTGTCTCTGTTGATTTGTGGGGTTTACTCCCGTAATGAGTGTTTCTTCGCACTCACCTCATCATCAAAACGCATCCAAAAATCATAAACAAGATCATAATAATTTGGAAAGGTACTATCACGCACCCAGGACTGGAGACCACAGTCCTCAACGAGTTGATGGAAAAATTTTTGTCTCTCTAGAAATTTTTCTTTACCATGAAAGAAGTATTCCCTTTGTGCTGTTTCAATAACGCATATAGCGTGAGCCTCAGCTGCCATATCAGCCTTTGGAAGTCTCGCGGTCATCATCTTATGAAAAGATGATTCATCCAAAGGGGCAACAATACAACCGATATCCTTATCATAAACGAAAGCTCGTTTTAAAAAGGAAGATTCAGATATATTAATATAAGGCACACTCTTTGCTTCTTTCTCAGCCATTGTGTAATCAACACCAATACATTTCATAGCTGCTGCGATATTTGTG